CAAAGGACCCTACACCTGCTTCGCCAACTTGAATTGCTCTTTGTTGTTGAGGTGAAAGTCCTGCTATTTGTTGTTGAGGTAGTCCTGCTCTAACAGGACGTTGAATAATGTTTCCTTGATCATCTTTTACAGGAAGACCTGTAATAGGATCAATAACATTTTCCATAATAGGATTGCCAAGATCGTCATAACGAAACCCTCCAACAGGAGTTTGAGCTAAGTTTTTTGCAGTATCTAAAAGACCTAGTTTCCTAGCTTCTACTTCAGGTGCTTCTCTTACAATTTGTTCTGTTATACTCATTATGCCATACCTATACTCTGTTGTGATAAACTACCACCGTTTTCTAAACTTTTCATCATTTTATACATATTTTTTGCTCCCACTTTCCTCGATCCACCACCTGCGTTTCGAACAGCTTTAGCTGTCATCACAAACTCTCCGTCACTTAACATAGCAGGAATATCATCAGAGGTCCCTGTTCCACGACCCACGATCTCTCCAATACGTTTGGGGTGCTCTTTTACTTTTCCATCAGGGTGCTCGATTCGTTTGCCACCACCTTCTGCAAAACCTGTTACTTCTCCACCCTCTGCTGCCATAAAATATCCTTGAGGATTATACCCTGTAATAGAACCGATTTGATATTGAGAAGGATCTGATGCATATAAGTCTTCATAACCACCTGTATCATCTTCTTCAGGAGGGTTTATATATTGATTATATAATTGTTCAGCTAAAGGAATGGAATATAAGCCTGCTTGTAATGCAGGACCATATTGATATGTGAAAGAGGCGTCTGGAGATATTCCAGAAGCAATTATTTTTTCTTCAGGAACTCCTAATAACTTTAACTGTTGAAATTTTGGATTTTGTGTTCTCTGACTAGGATCAAAAGTTTTACCTAAACTTTTAGTTAATCTATCCATAAAAGTAGGTTCAGGCGCTGGTGGAGGTGTCAATGTTTGTGTTACACCAGTTTGTCCTGCTAATTCAGGATTTGTAATTGTTTTTGCATTAGGTAAATCTTTTCCTGTGACACCACTCATGAATCGTTGACCGATGTTCCCTGACCTGTCACTTAAAGCTCCTTGAATACCTGAGGTCGCAACTTGTAAAGCTAAATTTTTTGCTATGTCAGCAGGTTTTTGTCCTGCTAATCCTTGAATACCTGCTCCTAGTAAATACTGTCCTCCCTTACTTGCAAGAAAAGAACCTAATTTTCCACCAACTAAACTTCCAATACCAGGAGCTACAAAAGGTAATACAAAAGGGGCAATCGGAGCAACAGCTTTAGCGACACCTGTGACAGTGTCTTTGACGTTTTGAAAGAAGTCACCGATCAGCGATCCGAGACCCAATTCATAAATTTGTGCGTACTCCTTTTCTTGCATTTTTTTTACTCTGGTAGTGTATGTGCTCCAGCAAATACATTAGGAGCTGTTACGTGAACATCTCTTCTTATATCTGCTTCAGTTGTTTCAGTTTCAGGATTGTCAATATCAGCCTGACACTCCTCATGAGAACTATATTCGTGACCTGTTTTAGTGTTTGTTATAGTGGTTTCAACTTTTGCACTGTAAACAGGAACTTTTTCACCATCAATCTCATCGTAACGCAAGATTTTAGGTTCATCTACAATTTTCGCCATATTATAGTTTTATAGACGAAAAGCTATGAAATCAACCGATTTCATCTCCCATATTACAAGTCATTGATAGCTTAGGCTTATTTATTTTTAATACTTGATGATCGACATATTTAGGTATTATCAACACATTTTGATTTTTCAATATATAGTGATCACCACCTATTGACCACTCAGACTCCCCGAATATATTCTTAACTAAAACACCATAATCATGACTATGTTTATCAAAAGATGTCGATTTTTTTCCGTTACCAAAATATAAGTTTACATCTCTTTCACTACCACAATAGTCATTAATCCATTGTTGAATTTGCCAAGTGTCTTTTGTGATACCACCACACATTGATAAAACTAGAGTAAATCCATCCTTATAAGCTTTTATAGCGTTTTCAGATTCTAAATAACCTTTTTCGTCAAAAAAGTATTGTTGATTAATTCCATATTCATCAATAATCTCTATAGTAGGTTGCCCCCAAGGATAGTGCTTAGTCCAACGAAATTTATCATAAAGCCTATCTAAGAGTAATTCTTCTGTAAACTTTACATGATGATTTTGAATCTTATCAATTAAATTATCTAATAACATTAACTAAATCCGATGTTACCTGAAATTGACACTCTATAGTCATCAGATGTGTAAAAAGGATAGACTTGATGATTCATGTTAGCAGGGAACAGTGCCATTTTTCCTTCCCATTCTTTATCCGCTGGTATCACGTGATCTGTTATTTGACCCATTTCATTTGTTAGCAAAAAACAAAAATGCCCTGCTCTAATTTCATTTTCTTTCATATGCGGAAAACGTGCTTTCTCATCTTTCATAGTGTAGGGAACTTTATGCCAAATAACAAAACTAAACAATCCGTCATGAACATGCACAGGATTAAACTCATATTTACTTTGATAATTTACCCATAAATTTTGTAGTGCTAGATGAAACTCGTCTGACTTGTGCATAGCACTAATTCTACCAAAATAGTATCTATATTTTTTAAAGTGTTCTTGAATACATAAATCTAAAAAGGGCCATAAGATAGGTTTGCCGTCAGGTATCATAAACTCTTTTTGAATATTTCCTGCTAAATCGTGATTTGCTTTTTCGGTGTGTTTTTTATTTATGACTTCGTCTAGTTTTTTGGTGATGTCCTCAGGGACAGTTGTAATAAGATACATTACTGTTGTTGTTTAACCTCTAATAGAGATACCTCTATCATAGCTCTTGAAGCTGCGTTTGCTTGTACTTTCATTTTGTCTCCTTCTTGATACACCATACTTGTGCTTATAGTATTAGTGTCAGACGCTGATACATCTACTTGAAATATTTGAAAATCTGCAGACCCATCATGATGATCTATATTTACTGTTACAGCGCTAGAACCATCATAATTGTGTGTATTAATAGATTTAACTATAAACGTTGACACTGGTGTTGGTGGTGTTGCTGCAACATTAGCTGTGGGCACTGTAAATACGGTTGTCAAATCTGTTGTTGTCAAATTTGCAATAAATCTTTTAAAAACATCAGCCACTAAAAAACCATGCCCTTCTTGTAGACTCTTCTTGTGTGTCCTGTGTATACTGTGTGTTTAACTGCTGTATCATTTCTTCAAGTTGTCTAGTCATTTCAGCAGCTTGAGCTGCATCATACTCAGGTCTTGGATCTGGAAATCTTTGTAAGGTTAATTTAGCCATTCCTCATCCTCTTTAGGTGTTCCGTTTTTAACGTGTAATTTATATTTTTTTTCATCATCTGATATTAATGAGTCAATTAATGTGTAATACAATACATTATGTGTTTCATTTTTCAATGTAACTTCATCCTCTAATTTAAAATTTTGATGCACCCATTCTTTTGGATGTTTTATTATTAGATGTAAAAAGCCTGATGTTAGTGATATTTGTGACTTTGGCTTCATTCTAATATATTTAACATCTCCATAATAAGCATGTATATTTTCGTAATTTGTTTTTTGATATGGTTTACTTTTCCAAATGTTGTATATATCTAGGGGACTCATAAGTACAGCTCATTTATATCATTACTATACCATATGGCTAAAACATATCTAAATCCAGATGTTACCTGACTAACACCATGTTTATATTTGCATCCATCAAAAAATAAAGTCTTACCTGTTTCAGGTTTTACGACAACTTCATTCTCAAAAAATGTTTTGCCTCCAACAAAATCATCATTTAAATATGTAATCGATGTTAATGTGGTCGTATCTCTAGCTTTATCAAAATGAAGAGGTTGTTTTGATCCTTTGTTCCATAGCACTAATCTGACACATTCTGGAAAAACAATAATATTTTTTTGTGCTAAAAAAGATAGGTATTGAATACAAAGTTTTTTATGTAAACTTGGTTCCATGTCAGAAAAATCTATTTCCAATACATCTCTAAATTTTACCATATTTGATTTATTAGCTATGATAAATTTAACTAATTCTTGACAAAGATTTTTGTCGAGAAAGTTTTCTTCTATTAGAATCACTAATTAACGTCTGCCGTCTGGTTGCACATCAAAACGCTGTGTTCCTAATCTCCAAGCAGTGCCTGTTGTGTTTGACACAACATTAACAGTGAATTCTCTACCTCTGCCACGTAAACTTACAAACTCTGTTGCGTCTGTAAATGTAGCTGTCTTAATAGTGCTAGTGCTTGTGTTCGGATAATTTTTAAATTCTAATTTAAAGTTTAATGTGCCTGCTTGATTCTGCACGTCAGGTATTAATTTTTGTACAAATAACAATTCGTTACCTTCACCTATCTCAACTGATCCTGATTTGACAAAAGCTGTCATTGCTGTTCCGTCTGCATCATTGCCTGTTTCGTGTAAGAACATTTGTGTTGCACCATCTGTTAGGCCAGAAATTGTTTCATTATTGGCCGTGGTCGTTGGTAAGTAATCTGATGCCACAGGGTTCTCATAAACTTCTCTGTCAATCCAAGTCGTTCTATCTAGTGTCCCCGTCCACCAAGTTTGTTCCAAATAATTATAGGCAACAACAGCATTAATCGTGTCTGATCCTGTTCTTGGGTAAAACCACATAATTTCATTAAACTCACCATTATGTCCAACAAAAGCATTTTCAGCACCAGTAACATTAAGATTATCAAAAACAAATTGTTCTACGGTGCATGGTAATTTTTTTACTGTACCATCAAAGAGAAAGAATGAGTCTTGAGACATCCAGTATGCTACACCATTTAAATCAAGACCTGCATGACTACCAACTATTCCACAATTCTGTCCAAGTTGTCTCAAACCAAATGTAAAAGGTGGACCAATAAATTGCATAGCGTGTAACGATGTATCTGTCCAAACTAAAATCTGACCTCTTGATCTCTCTGCTGCTACAATTCGTGATCCGTCAGCTATTCTCAATGAACCTGCTGTATTTTCTGCGGTAGGTTGATAAGTAGTAATATCTTCTTGATCAGAGAATCTAATTAATAAATCATCTTGTGAATCTGTTGTGCCAATAGTGTTTTCTGTTCCCATAAATACTAAGTGTCTATCGGGTGTGGAGACTAAGCTTAATCTAGATGCTGTTGGTGCACCTGATATCGCTACAGCTCTTGTGCTAACACCAGTGGAAGTATCCCATTTGAAGGCACCACCATTTAAAACGGTTGCAATTAAATCTTCACCAAAGTTATCTAATGACCATTGTCTCGCTTCTAAAGTTACGTTTGATGTGGATCTTGGTGTTCCCCATGTTGAAGCTCCCCATGTGTCTGTGCCCCAACCAAAAGCTGGCACAGATGTTTCAGGACCAATACTAATTTGATATTTTGCATTACCTGTACCTCCACCACTTGCAGTTGATCCCGATGCTGCGCTATCTGTAGTTACTACATAGGCATTATTGTTAGCCACTGACGTAATCTCGAACTCTTTGTTCATATCGAGACCATCAATAGTAGAGAAAGAGTCAAAGGTTACAAAATCACCTTTTTGTGCACCATGGGAGGTATCAGTCACTACCACTGAAGTAGTAGCATTAGTAGTAAATGGATTTGTTAGGGCTTGAGTTTCTCTAATAGGTGTAATGTCATAAGCTCTACCCTCTTCTATCACGTAAAGTTTTCTATCTGTGCCTACAGCGTTGTATCTTGTGCCATCTAAAGCTACCCATGCGTGTTGATCACGAGCGACACCCACCAAAGTTGTAGAGATAAACTTCTCCCATCCTTTAATTTTTTGTGGCAATCCTTGAAAAAAGCGTACATTATCACCGTCTGTCCACTTGCCTTCGCCTGTGTAGTCGGTTACTTCTTTGTTAATGCCTGGTGCTGGTCTAAAATTTACTAATGGCATTGTGCCAATATATATAAATTACTCTTTTTTAGCAACCAATGTTCCTACATGACCTTTAAATGCTCTATTACCAAAGTGTGTTAAAGGCATCGATAAATCTGCCCAAATATCTCCACCACACTCTTGCCACAATCTTGAAAAATAATAGTCTTCAGATAGATATCTTACTTGATCGCCAGTTTTATAAGGACCCACAGCAAACAAGTCATAACAATTATCAGATTTAAAATATTTTCCGTTAACTATTTGATCAGACTCATATTTACGTTGTGGAAATTTTTTCATCATTGTACGAAATACTTCACGTTTGACTAACATCATTCCCGTAGCTGCTTCATTTACTTTAAAAAATCCATTTTCACCATTTAGATTAGAGGGGTCATCAAAGTTAACATTATAACCTAAAGCCTTAGCTTCTAATTCATCTGGTGTTGCGTTAGGGTTGTCCTCTAATATTTGCTTCATTTTTTCTAAATACAAATGTTTTCTAGGATAAATACCACATACAACATCCTTATCTGCACACAGTAATCTCTCAACATTTTGCCAGTTAAAACCAATGTCAGCGTCAACAAACAATAAGTGTGTTGCTATATAATCTGTTTCATCCATCATCATAGATACGATTGTATTACGAGCACGTGTTATTAAACTTTCATTACCCATTGATTGAAATCTTAATCCTACCTTTTTTGCCATACTCCACTGTTGAAGTTCTAACAATCCATGAACTGTTGCCTCCGAAACCATTCCTCCATACATAGGCATGCCAAGATATATTTTAAAATTTTTATCTTTTAAGTGTTCAGGTTTATGCATTGTTTGCTCCATCTCTAATAAAACTATACCAACCTGTAATAACATATTTTTCTTTTTTTTGACTTACTATACCTCTGTGTAGATGTGTCCAACCTGCTGGCCATATTAATGTTAAACCCTTTTCCGCCTTTGTTTTTAAATTTTGATAAAAAAACTCTGTGCCTCCATCGTCTATATCATTTAGATAAGTCATAAAAACTAAATGTCTATCTTTAACATGTTCGCCACCCGTATTTTCCATGTGCCATGTTTTAAAACCACCACCAACAGGATACTTTTGAAAGTTAATATAGTCATTAATGTCAAAAAGAAATACATCATTAGCTGATTTAAAAACATCTAAATAATTTACTAAAACTGTTTTTAATTTTTTTCTATATTCACCAACAACACCGTCAAAATTTCCTTTGCTTAATAATATTTCAGTGCTTTCTTTTACATTTTTATCTACAACACCTGTGTTATATCTACCAACAGCACCCTCCGTGTGATATTTTTTATTAAAATTAAAATACTCTATTAATTCGTCACATAAGTCATGCGGGATGTAAGTTCCATGTATAAAAGTATTTGTTTTATATCTTTTAGTTTTCACTGAGTTTTTTTAAAATATTGAGGCAAACCTAACATAGGTCTAGTATCATATATGTTTGTTTTACCAAAAGGTCCATTCTCATCGTTGTAATGTAAAAATACTTGTGCACAATCATGTCCTTGAAAAGGTTCTCTCCAATGTTCAAGTTTTGTGCCTTTATAAACAAGCATATCCCCTGGACTAAGAATCATGCTAATTCCTTTATTACCCTCTTCTCCTGTAGGATCTATAAAAATTGGCCAATCGTCTCCACCTAAATTCATTGTGCATGAAATTTCACATGAAGGTCTATCCTTATGCCTAATTAGTTCATCACCAAATTTATAAATTCTAGCATAACTATAACAAGGTATTAAACTCACGCCTGTCAAATTTTTCATAATTGGCATTACTCTACCCAATAAAGTGTCCATAACGACATCTGCATAATGAGAATATGTGTTTGGAATCTGTGCATCCTCCCAAGTTCCCCATGTAGGATCAAAAGGAGATAAATATTTTGAGTCCTTCAAATGTGATGCTACGGCTCTTTTATTTTGAAAATAACCATAAATAAAAGATGCTAGTTCTTTTGATATAGCTGACTGTATTACTAAATAATTATTTTCTGCAAAAAACTTAGGGTAGTCTGGTTTAGATTCTTTACTTTTTTTTGTCATTTATTCCTTTCTATCTATAAGGTAATCCGTTATTCCAAATTACTAATGAGTATCTTGTTCCTTTTGTAACAGGAGATACTCTATGCCATACAAAAGAAGGAAAAACGATTACGGAACCTTTTTTTCTAGCTTCTTTTGATGTTACTACATTTGATTCGCTATTACTTTTGTTTCTAAAATCAAACTCTAAATCTCCACCCTCATAAGAATCTCCATCAACCAAGGAAACAGTTACTGATAACTTTCTTATTAATCCATAATTCCATTCTTTTGGATTATTACAGGGTTTATTAGATGCATCTTGATGCCAAGTGTAATGTTGTGTTTCAGAATATTTTGTCCACTGACATGCTTCTGCTCTTTGATATTCAAAATTCCAATTAGCGTGCCTATTAGCTTCTGCCACTAAGGGTAGAATAGCATTATATATCCAAGGCTCATCCATCCAAACTATAGATGAATTTCTTGTTTTATATAATTTTGAAATATCTTTAGGAGGTTCTATTTGTTCTCCAACTAAAGCGACTTGTGAAGCTTGTTGCTCACCGTAACTTACTAAATCATCACAAATTCTTGACGGAAGAGCTGAGTCAAAACAAACAAAATATTTATCGAGATTCATTAATCTGTATTTCTTAACTTATTATAACAATATCAGATTATTTGAAAATTAAAAGCTAAATTATAGATGGGGTCACTATTATAATTTTTTGAAAATCTATGTCTTAATTCAGAATTAAAAATAATAAACTGATTTTTTTTAAGGGGTTCTCTCCAAAAAAGATTTCTTTTTCTGCCACCTGAAAATTCAAACTCTATAAAACTAGGGATTTCTCCTGTATCAACAGTGAATATAACAGACATATCAGGAGATCCATGTATGTCATAATCATCAATATGTTGATGCTGACTAATTTCTTGTCCTTTGATTTGTATTAAACCAAAAGTGTTTATTAATATAAGACTTTTGTTATATTTTAACTTAAAATTATCCGTCAAATAATCTATTATCCACTTAGTATGCACCTGATCTTTAATATTAAAATATTGATCCTTAGGTCCTGATAATAAATCTTTTTTTAATTTTTGTTTTTGATAGCCCTCTAAAATGTTTTCTTTTACTTGTTCTTCATTAACATCGAGAGTTTTTGATAAAGGAGCAGTATAGATATTTTGTTCAAATAAAGTATTTTTATGAAACATAAATTAAATTAAATTGCTACCCATGCTGATGCTGATGCATCCCATCTATGTGAACCTTGTGGATCTTCTGCGTCTAAACCAATCCATCTAAGATTAGTCTCATCCCAATTTATTTCATAATATTTCGCAGGATCACCATAACTAATAACACTAGGATATGTTACTGGAGGATCCCAATGACAAGTTGTATCATTTAAAGTCCATGAATTGTAAGGTTTTGGAGGTATGAATGCATCTTTACTTGCATCGTAAGTAAATCCTATACCTGGATAATTTTTACGAAAAGCTTTGCTTTGATCAGAAGATAATGCTCCATCAGTGTAATGTTTACCCATCTTAGTGTTATAGGAACACTTTTTCCATAAAGACCAACCATGAACGTTTGTTAAAAAAGTTACTCCTGTTGCTTCATCTTCTACACCGTCTTTTAAAGTATCAGCGTCATCTACCACTTCTACTGATAAAACAACATTACTATCATTGAGTTTTGCAAAATGTGCCATTTTTAACTACCTTGGAATTTGTACCTTATAACTACTTGACCTGATCCACCATTTCCTCCTCCAAAACCGGGATCATTTCTAAAAGCTCCGCCTCCACCGCCGCCGCCTTGATTGCCACCACCAGCTTTATTGAAGTTAGGATCTGAATTAGGTTGACCATTACCACCACCACCTGAGCCACCAGGTTTTGCAGGTTGTGCTGGATTGTCAGGTGTTCCTTGTCCACCACCTCCTCCTCCTGAATAGGATAATGGACTTGCTGTAATCGATGTTGATGTTCCCGCTCCGCCAGCTCCACTTGGCGCAGTGCCACCTACAGCGGTTGCTCCGCCACCGCCAGCACCTGAGTACCTTTGACCAGGACTAATAGTTCTAGCACCACCTAGGCCACCATTAGATCCTTGAGGTGGAGAAACGGGTGGAGAGTTACCTGAACCGCCAGCCACAGGACTTGAAGGGTTGCCAGCGCTTCCTCCTCCACTACCACCGGATAAACCTTGTCTTGGTTCTGCGCCCACACCTCCACCGCCACCACCTCCAGCAGAGGTGATATTTGAAAAAATGGAGTTACTCCCACTAGCTGCAGGTAGTGAGTTATTATGTGCAGGTCCAGTTCCACCAGCACCAACTGTTATAGGATAAGCTTGTGCCGAAACTGGTAGTGCACCTCCAGGATTAGCTAAAGGGCTACCTGACCAGTCTGATCCTGGGGATGGATTGGATTCTCTGTAACCACCTCCACCTCCACCAGGAGTTTTTGCTCCAGCACCGCCACCAGCGACTACCATATAATCTACTGTGTTTGATCCCGCAGCATTACCACCTACATTAACTGTGAATGTTCCAGATGAATTAAATACGTGAATCTTATAATTACCTGATGTAGATTCAGTGCCTCCACTTGCAGCAACATATTGAGCATTTGATTTATTCTGTAAGTCAGACATTGCGATTGCACCAGATGGAACTTCTGCTAATCCTCTAACAGGAGCAGAACCCATATTAATTTGTGTTGAAGTAGGGGAAACGTCTAATTCTTCGTTAACCTGTGATAAGGCTATTTGACCTGAAGGTGTTGTCATCTTTTATTCTCCCTTCTTGAGGTCATTAACTTGTAGTTGTAAATCCTTTACACATTCAATTAGTAGAGCACAAAGTCTATCATATTTTACGGCTTTGACTCCGTCAGGTCTTGTGCCTACGACCTCTGGTAAAACTTTTTCTACATCTTGAGCGATAACACCGACATCTGTTTTACGAACAAAGTAACCATCTTCTCCACCTTTAGAATCAATAAACTCTTGTTTCCAATCAAAAAGCACACCGTTAAGATTTTGTACTTTTTCCATAGGTGAAGATATGTTGTGAATATTTTCTTTTAAAGCTACATCTGAAGAATAAAAAGCAGTTATATCATTTGTAGCTCTAATTTCTCCACTAGTTCCTGAAGCTGCGGTAGCCACACCAAGTGAGTCCACTTGCATATCATTAAATTGAACATCATCAGATGTTCCTAAACCAATGCTTGTTCTAGCAGTTGCTCCTGTCTCTAAAACAAAGTTAGCACCATCACCAACAATAAAACCACCATTAGTAACAGCTAACCCCGCTACATCTTGAAGTTGTGCATCTAAACGAGCATTGGGTACTGTTCCCGACCCTAAGTTTGATGCGTTCAAGCTTGTTAGGTTTGCACCAGATACTGCAGGTAATGTTCCTGTTTGTGATCCTAAATCTGTTGTGGAAGAAATCTCTACATTGAAATCAGATGAGCCATCACAATACACAGATGTTTTAGCACCTTGTGTAATCGCAACACCATTGGCATCGTGACCTGTAGCTGAAATTTTTAATGCATGAGAGCCTGTTGTATTATTGAAAAATGTATAATGACTCTCTGTGGCAGGTATAAATACTGAAATAGCACCAGTTAAAGCGCCCGTAAGTTCAATAACTCTATTTGATGCTTCGGCTGCTGGATCTGCGTTCGCTGTAGTTAATGTAATATTTGCAGAGCCTGCAACTGATTTTGATAAATAACCAGCTCCAAAGGCGTCTAATACGTCTAAATTGTTATTAGTATTAGTACCCCAGGTATTGGCGTTAGCGCCAGTTGCCATTTTTTCTAGTTTAAAATTACTTGAGTATGTACTTGCCATGTTTTTACCTCACTAAAATATATCTTTTTTTGTTATTCAAGCAACACTTTTTATGCTGCGCTTACCTCTGCCCAAGTATTACTTGCACCCGTTACGACATTGGCCCAAGGAGTACACAATGGTGTTCCTAAGGAGAATGTCATATCCAGTCCTGTTACATTTACAATTGCTCCACCAGTGGCTACTTCAGTGCCTTGAGCAAAACTCATGGCTACTGTAGAAACACTTACTGTAACACCTGTGCCTACCTCTACTGTTTCCGTGCCTAATGTGAAAGATGATGATAAACTACCTAATGTAACTAAAGCATCTGCCTCTGCCACAGCAGTTCCTAGTGCTGCAGTCATATTCACTCCAGTAACATTAACGTCTAATGATGAATCTACAACAACAGAACCTATTGCAAAATCTAATTGATCTGATGGTGCGATAACTCCTACACTACCTTCACCAGATACTGTTACTCCTGATAGAGCAACACCTACTGATAAACTATCAAGAGTTACTAAGGATGTGCCTGTTTGTGATGTGGTGCCTAAAGCACCTGTCATTTCTAAACCAGTAACGCTAACTATGGCACCTGTTCCTACCTCTTGTGTAGTTGTGCCAAGCGTAGTTGACATCGTCACACCTGTGACGTTTGTAATAAATTCTATGTTTTCATTCCACGCAAAAGAACCCCAAGTTGATCTACCCCAACCTGTTGCTATTTGTGCATCGACTGACTCAGTGCCTACTGCAATGATGTAGATAGCCCAGTGAGTGTTATGTTAACCGAGCTTTGTTGACCCCATGCGCCTTCGCCCCAATTATTTTCACCCCAAGCATCTGCCATGGTAATGACTCCTTATATTAAGATAATCTTAATATAGCACTGTCTTTATCGTTGGTTGGGAATGCGATTGTGAATGTACCGTTTGTTGATGTCTTTACACTTCCAAAATCAAGAACACAGATAGCTGCGTTTGTTGCAGAAGATGATCTATTGTAGATCAATGCTGCTTGAGCAGATATTGTTGCTGATGTAAAACTTGCGTTTGCAAAGTCAACAAATGCTGTTGATGCTGTTGCGCTTGTTGCTGTTAGTCCAACAGTAGCGCCTGTTAAGGTTGCACCACCTGCTGCATATGTTCCTGAATTACCTACTTCATTTGTGGCTGAGTAGGCTGTTGTGTTTCCATTTAAAGTTGCTGAATCTGTGTAGAGAGCAAGATTGATAGTGTCATTATCAATATCATGATCCCCTTGAAGCAATTGCTGTTTAAATGAAGCACAGACTGCTTGATTTATTGCCATGTTTAGTTACTCCCTTTATGGTGTTAGCGATTTCATTGGAATGCGTAACACACCATTTTGATACTCATCCCTACGTTTACGTCCCATCTGCTCTTGTGCATAATCTTGCAGAGCAACTTGGTACTTACCTTCGTATAATTGCATATCTTGTAAATTTTTCAAGTAGGAATAAGCCTCTGATAAAGTTCCATAAAGCAAAACTTCAGGTGCGTTGTTAGATAAAAAAGTTGTAGTTGAAGTCCCTGAAGAACCATTTCCTAATCTCTCAGGAGTTTCGTCATACCACATCTCAACTGTATAAGCTGTATTTGGAGTTGGAGCCACTATCAGTGTTGTTGCATCCCAGTTTCCCCAATATTTTGGTTTTCCTGTAAAATTAGTATCTGTTGTAGATCTTTCTACAGAATATTCATCCATAAAAGTAGCGTCTCTTTGTTCTAGCCAAGTTCTAGTTCCATCGGTTTCCACTATTTGTAGTCCTCTTGCAAAACGAAAACCACCCTCAGGACCTGAAACATCTAAGAAAGCATTATTAGCTGTAAAAGTAGTCGTGGCATATCTTCTCTGATCATCAGAGTCTAACTGTCTAGCTACCTTATTTTCTATGTTAGTTAAAAAAACATTAATAACAGAATTAGACAAGACATCACTTGTTACCTCTGTGTAGTTTCTTACATTATCTAAAAGTTCAGAATAATTCATGATATCTCCACAGTTACTTTACCAACACTTGATCCCATAATCAATGCTCTACTTTCTTCAGATGGTTGCATTCCATTAGAAGTAAATGAACTATCTCCAGAACCACCCACAAAAACAATTATAGGTTCTTCTCTAGCTGGTCTAGCCCAAGGTAAAGCTTGTGCATCTGCACTATGATACGGTGGGTCTAGTTGTGGATGTTTTGTATCAAAACACTCAGGGCAAGTTTTTAGTCCATTCCATTCTTGTTGTAACTGACTAAATTTATATTGTTGACCACATCTATCGCAGATAGCGAGAGCGTATTTACCTGTAGCAAAAACGCCCATATTATGAACCGTTTATAAAATAATTCTGAGGAGTCAAGTGAACCGAAGCTCTTTGACCGTCTTCAGTCAAAGCTCTTTGTA